TTAACCTCACTTAAAAAACTCTCTCTAAAATTAGCTAAAGTACCATTCGGCAAATATGTACCCCCTTTATATGTTTTACCCCCTATTGTTAATGTACTACCTTTTGGTACTCTTTTCCTAATATAAAATTTTCTTATCCATTTGTGGTAGCAATAAACACCGCCTTTCCATTGAAACACGTCATACGTTGCACCCGATAGTATACCAAATCCCGGATTAACTGGTATATTACCCGCTTGTTGCAAATCATTTATAGTATACATTACTCCTTGCTTACTTAAACTTACCATTTGCCTACAAAAATCTCGGCTCTTACCACTCTTACCTCCTACTCTTCTCGGTGTACTATATCTATATAATACTCTTATTAATCCCGCATTACTATCACTCGTTGCACTATTCGGCCTACTTGGTATAGCACTAGCATTAGCAAAATTATAATACTTTTGTAAGTATTGGTTACTAAACTCCTCTAACCCTTGCTCTATACTACTCTCATCTATATCGGCATCCATTTCGCCTAATTCAAAAAATTCGTTACTATCCAATTTTGTACCCTTACCTAATGCACTTAATAAATGTGTACTCGCTTTACTATTTAACTCTTTTGCTCTATCTATCTCTTTTACTTTTTTAGTGCTCCAAGAGTATCCGGCATCGCCACCCCATAACGCCCACGCAATACGCCCCGCACTCGGAAATCCATCCTCGCCCGGTGTAAAACCCTCACCAGTTTTATCGCTCTCGTGCCTACTAAAAAAACTATACATACGCTTAATAGTTTTAATACTTAAATCTCCATTAATTATATCTCTTGCTCTTGCCGTTGCTACTTGTGTACCTCCTCTACCATACTCCTTACGCCACTCTAAACCCTTTTTCGCCTCACTTATCATACCTTTAGTGGGCGTAGTATCTATATCCTTTATAGATTTAAATTTTTTTTTTATCTCATCTCCTTGCTCCTCTATATCATCTACCGTTTCGGCAACCTCATTAACCTCATTACCTAAATCCAAGAAATCCGCCGGTTTAAGCGTTTTAAATTTTAAGTTAAGCGATACACCATTTACATTAAATAACTCGTTTAAACCATCTAATAATGTATTTTGAAATGGTATTATAACGGTATTATTAAATAAACTATAACTATCCCTTAACTCATCGGCATTATTACCAAATCCACTACCATCGCCTTTTACACCAAATAGTAAAGGGCTTGTTATTCTATTACCCGTTAGTATTTTCCTACTTACCTCCGTACTTAAATACTCGTATAAACTATCATTACCATTCGTAGCCAACGGCTCTAACGTAGGCTTCGTTTCCGTACCATCATTAAAAGTAATTAACACTCTACCGGCATTACTACTACCACTAAATTTCGCTTGTACTTGTTGCTCAATTATTCTACGTTCCTCATCAGTAGGCACACCATTATTAAACGATAGCATCATACTAGGAAATAAGCCTTGTTGTACATTGTTTAAATGAAAATTACCTATTTCTCTATCTAAACTAATATAATCTATGCTCCCTATATAATCCGGTATACCATAATAATAGCTAGTAGGGTTATAACCTTTAATACATAATAATTGCGTGGGGTTTGTTCTATCTTTACTATAAAACGAGGGTATTGCTCGTGGTTTATATTCACTTTTCCTTGCATTGCTCCAATCTTGACTATAATAATATGTATCGACCATACCCTTTTCGTTCATCTTACCACTTCTTATAGTTTGTGCGGGTATATGTTTTATCTCGGCTATTTTAGTACGCCCCTTGCTCCATATTACTTGTGTATAACAATGCCCAAATAATTTAAGATCAAAAGCCAAATTTTTTATAGTATCTTTTGGGCTTGTGCTTAATAGGGATTGTAGTGTAATCCATTGCTCTTTAGTGCCTAATGTATTATCGTCCTCATAATCTAACCCCTCTCCGTAAATCATTGAGCCTACTCCATTTATAATAGCATTTTGTATACTACTACCACTATACAACTCTATTAAAAAATTAGGGTATAAATTATCTTCGCCATAACTTACCCAATCTTGGTTACTTTTCTCAATTATTTTAGGCACATTATAAGTACCATAATTTAATAAACTAAAAGCCCTTTTATATTTATTTGGCTTTTCTATTACTTGCTTTTTATTTGTCTTTTTATTCGCCATTATGGTACGTATACATTGTTGGTATTACTTGGGTTATATTCGGTATAACTAAATTCGGGTGTACTATCTTGCACATATGCTAAACCCCTCTCTACTATGCCCTTTACACTTGCATCGCTTGGGTTTATATTAGTACTACTGGTTTGCTCATAAATAATATAGTTAAAAAACCCTACCGGCTCTAATGTTTGTGTACCATTAGGTGCATCGGGTGTATTACTCTCCGTTATTCTTAACTTATCGTACCTTGCATTGCTACTAATTGTACTAGCAACCACATAAACGGCACTATTCGTCATTATATTAGTAAACTCAATAAGGTAATAAATAGTCGTTGTCGTACTACTTATACGCTTCTCTTGTAAACTAACATAAAAATTATTTACTTGCCCCCTAGTTAATTGTATCATTCTATAAATCCTCTATTTTTTTTATAATATTTTTTACCTTTTTTGCTTTTTTCTCTATTTTGGTAAAATACTTATCTAAAATGTGTTGAGGTAAATTTTTAACTTGATGGGGTTTTAATTTATCAAATGCTAAATTAAAATTAGATGCCTTAAAGCCTTTGTACTTCTCTTTTATTGTATAACTCATTATAGTAATTTATTATAAATATAAATACTCATTTTATTGCTTGATATTGTTCGCACTAACTCTAAAAAACTATATAAAAACTCCAAAAAAGTATGTAAAAACTCTAAAAAACTTACTTAACATAATATATTTAAGCACTTATACCCCACTCCTAGTGTTTTGCGTATCTTTTTAATCTTATGTAATACCATTAAAGCACACTAATAATCGCTTAAATGCGTTAAAAAGTCGTTTATATGCAATTATATATATATACTTAAAACCATAAAAAAAGCCACTATTTTTAGTGGCTCTTTTAACTATTAAACTCTAATTATTTACTATGTACCTACATTAATTGCTAAATCCGCCTCGTCGGTTAATCCATCAAATGGGTACTTCGGTTGCGTTACTCCTCCCGTTGCCGCTAACCAAATACAAGCCTCTTTTTCTTGTGCCGTAAAGGTTAAATTATAACCCGCCATATCACCTTTAGCCGCCCCACTTGCTTGTGTACCCGTCGTTAAATCGCATCCATTATCCATACCTAATAACAACACATTATCGTTATTATCTAACACAAAAATTTGTGCTCTATTATATGCTAATAACTTTAACTCTCTACTTGTAACTAAATCATTTTTTTGTAAAACGATATTTAATGTTTGCTCAAAAAATGTAGTACCCGTTGCCGGATCACTATTTATATTAATAGTATAGCTTGATAAATTTTGTCTTAAATCATATTGAAAAACGTCCACGGCTCCCGTAGAAAATATATCCCAATTAGCAAAACCCGCCGTATCCATCTCGTTTTCATTTGTTCCGTCAAATGTTGCTTTTGCTCTTATATTAGAGCAATATGATTTAGTAAAATAAACGGCTTTTAAACCACCTATAACATCTTTACAATCTACTAAACGTCCTTTCGTTAAATTACACGCCATTTTATTACTTTTTTATTGTTACTAATTAACTACTAAAATGTTACGCCTACAACTCCATCCGTTTTAACTCCCGTTTGTACTCCGAGGGCAAAATTCATCGTAATTCTAACATTATCGCTACCATCGTATTGGTAAGTCGGTATTAATCTAGCCTCCGTATATTGTGTACCCGCATTTGTACCTACTACTAAATTATCTTTATACGTCATTACGATAGAATCATCCGGCATACCGGGACATCTATAAACTGGATAACCCATATACGTTAATCCGTCTATACTTTGATTCGTACCAAGCATATTAATACCTTGACCGCTTCCACTAGCCATTAAAAATTGTCCGTAAAAACCATACATTTTATTATTCATATAAACACCAAATCCCGGCTTATCAATTAACCCCGGATGTGAGCCCACTACCGTATCATATACTTTCGCTAATGCATCATCTATATTTGCATTAGTCGTTGCCGTGCCTACACCGTTCATTGTAACTTGTGTAAAGTCAGCACAAGCACTAGCATTTAAGCCTAATTGGTCGAATACCCCATCATTAGATAAGAAACCGGCACCCATTATACTACTAGCATCCGCAACCCATAATCCGTTCTCGATTTGTGCTCCCGCTTTTGCAGTTACAACACCCATTAAAAACTCGCTAAACTCTTGCGGTAATTCTCCGTCTCTGCTCATATTTTGCCCAAACCAAGTAGGGAATACGGTAGCACGACAAATCTCCTCATTTACCTTTAAATCGGTAAGTGTTAAAACTTGCTCCGTAGTGCTTGTATCATTTCCACTAGAAAATGCGCAATTAGATGAGCCACCCGATACGATAGGGTTATTACTAGCAAAATTACTAATAACCGCTTTACTATTTAAACCATCTATTGTACGCACATAACCTTTAGCAATAGTATCCGGGCTTTTAACCGCAGCACTAACGTATGGTAAAGATTGTATACCCGCATAAGTATCACCCGTAATGGTAATATCAAATTCGTACTTTTTGTTTTGTCCTAAATTAACTTTGTCCATTTTTATTAAATTTAATTTTTGATATAATAATTAACTCTTTCGGCCATACTCATAGTGGCTAAATTTTTCTTTTCTTGTTTTTTTAATGCGATAGGATTATGGTTAATACCCTCACTTGCCGGTGTATCTTCCACTTGTTTTAATCTTTTATCTAACTCATTAAACTTATCCTCAATTAACGTAGCTACTACGCTTGATAATTCCACATTACTTAACTCCTCTTTTACTTCTTCTACTACTGCCGGTACTTCACCCTCTATTGCACCAACCGCCGCTACTGCCGCCTCCTTTGCAATTTCTTCGGTAACCTCCTCACCAGTAGCATCGTTAATAGCATTAGCCACTATATCTACCATCGCCGGCTCCGTAATTGCCTCGGCTACTGCTTCGCCCGTTTCATCTGCCGTAGCATCTTTTACCTCTTTATCATCCTCTCCGTTTTCCTCTTGTAATTCCTCCTCTACTACTTCCTCCTCTACTTCACCATATACGGTTAATGTGCTATTTTCGTCTACAACTATTTTAGTACCATCCTCTAATGCATATGTACCACTCGCTAATGCTATTGCCGTACCATCATCGCCTATAACCATTACTACACTACCTATCGCCATTGCATCATCCTCGGTAACTATTACTCTACCATCGTCTAATTTAGCCTCCGCATAAAAATTAACTTTATATGTTTTAGATTTTCTACTTAAAAGATGTTTTATTTTTTCTAATGTACTCGCCATAATATATGCTTATTTAATGTTAAATATAAATTACTTTTTTTTAGCTCGAATTTTAACGCCTAACGCTTTTATTTTTAATTGCACTACATACCTTTTTAGCCGTTTCCTCCGAGCCGTACTCTTTTTTCATATCTCTTATACACTCATCCCACGGGTATTTCGCTAATGCTCTATTTTTTGCATATGCTAATTGCTTTGCATATTTCATATACCCACGCTTTCGCTTTTTTCTTTTCTTACCTTTATCATCTACGCTATAATTTTCTTGTATAGCCTCTTTGTGATCTACACAAGCCATATAGTAAGTAGTGTTATTTATTATGTGTTTATGATGCCCTCTACACTTTTTGTATAATACCGCATATAACTCCGCCTCCTCTTTATTACTAAATAGTGGCTCACCATCTAATTCGGCAATAGGCGTAATTTCGTTTTCCATTATTAACGACTTAATAGCACCTAATGTGGTCGCATCTATCCTTTTATCTATATCCCAATCTTTAGTTAAATCCACATCTAAATTATCCTCCTTTTTATCTTTGTGCATTTCTACTATCTTATCAATAAAAAAGCCCTCTATACTAAACCCTTTAATTTCGCCATTTTTAACACTTTCCCAAACGTCATTATTATTATGTATTTTAACACCAACAAACCAAGTACCAATAGGCAAACTAAAGCCGTATAAATTACTTTTATCTTTATTAGTATCATCCACAATCCAAGATTCGACAACGCTAACACCTTGTATCTTTTCATTATGCTCTAATGTATGCTCATTTGCTTTGTTAAACTTTAAAAATAATTCCGATGCTTGTTTAATAGTTTCTTTAGTAAAATACACATCGTACTCCTCGTTTGTTTCTTGGTTATATCTTGGTATTTTTTTTTCCGGTATTAAAGCCGCCCCGTATAATAATTGCTTTTCCTCATCTAATTTAGCGAAACTTAATTTACTATCCTTATTAAGAAATATAAAATTTTCCTCTATTGCTGGGTACTTAACTAAACTAATTGCTAGTATACCGAACTCCTCTTGTTGCTCGTCTATTAATAACTCTACTAATTTGCGTTCCTTATCCATTGCCTTTATCTTAAATATAAATCCTTAAAATTTAGCCTCAATTATAATGTGCTTTGTAATTCTAAATCCTTTTCTAATGCCGTCCCACTAATAACATCGCTACTAACTACATATGCCTTAACTACACCACTCTCCTCCGTAGGTGTGGGTACACCGCCACCCTCTAAATCCGGTATAGTAGGTAACTCAAAAGGTATAGGCGTAGGCACTACACCTCCTCCTCCACCACCTCCACCAGATGCACCAACAAAATTTAAACCCGCATCTAATTGCTCGTCGGCTCCTTGCATCGCTTGTTTTGCACTCGCTATCCCGGCTAATACTGATGCTATCCCACTTGCTATTGCCCCCAAGTTACCGGGAAAAGGTACACCGGCACCCGCACTAACTGCTCCGGCTATACCACTTGCCGTATTTGCAATAATACCCGCTAATGCGAACTTCTTTTTTGCCTTTTCATTATTACCCGCTAATTGTCCTAGCGAACTAAACATACCACCCATCGTGCCTAATAATGCCCCCGCCAAATCTGCATTCGTTTTCGTTTCCTCTACTGCACTTTGTTTAATTGCTTTTAATTTATCCTCATCTAACTTTTTAAATTTTGCATTATATAACTCTTTCATCTTTAATTTTTCCTCCTCCGTTGCCTCGGTTAATTCTAACTCTTGCATTTTTAACTCCTCCTCTCTTAATAACTTATTTACCTCATTTTGAAAATGTGCCTCGATACTTAACTCTTGCATCCCTATAATCTCTTGCTCTATTTCAAATAATCTTTGTTGTAATTCTAATGATGTTTGTGCCGTTTGTATTGTCGCATCCTCCTCCTCTTTTTTAATTTGTATTCTCTTTAAATATATATCATTTAATTGCTTTGCATTTAACTCCTCTAACTTCATAAACTCAATATATATAGCACTTTCATCCGCCGTAGCTTGTCCGGTTTCGGCTAATTTTTGCTTAATCCTTGCACCCTCATCCTCTATTTCGGATAATTTAGTACGAGTAATTGCCTCCTCTCGTAACATCGTTTCTAACTCCTTTTCCGCCGTTGTAATACTCTCTAAATCTTCTAGCCTTTTTAATTGCTCATCATTTAAACTTTCCCTATCTTTTAATTGTAACTCTAACATTTCCGTTTCCCTTGCTAATTGCTCTAATGATAATTGTAGTATGGGGCGTTCCTCTAACTTAAATTTATTAAACTCTTTTACTAATGCTAATTGCCTCTCTCGTTCTTTATTTGCATCCGCTATCGCTTTCCTTTGCTTTTCTTCCGCCTCTCTTGCTTTGTTGTGTGCATCTATACTACTCTCTATTTCGCTATTAGCCCTATCCAATGCCTCTTGCATTTGTGCTATTTTTTGATTAAGAGCATCCGCCTCATTTAATCTATTTTGTGCTTGTCCCGGTCTACCTAATAAACCCTTTTCCGCTAACCTCTCCGCCTCTAATCTTAATTGCCTTTGTTGTTCCTCTAATTCGGCTATTTTCGTTGTTAATTCTCTTGCATTACCAATAGTATCACCCATCACATTTTTTAAATCGTGTGTGCGTAACGCTAATTCACTTGCCCCACCCATTGATAATTGTAGCCTCTCTATATATTTATCAAATTGAGTACCGGCCTCATCCATACTCGCATTAACCTCATCTTGTGAAAATTCGAACTCCTTATTTGAACTTGCAAAACTCATCATCGCACCGATAGCACTACCAATTAATACAACTAATGCACCAATACCAGTAGAAATTAACGCCGCCTTAAATCCTTGTAAAGCCTTACTTCCGGCACCTATACCTAAACCTAATGCCTTAAATGTAGTGGTAGCAATTTTATTAGCCACACTCATCGCCATAGTAGCCACGGCACTTGCCTTTTCCGTTAATACTCTCCGAGCCGTAACCGATTGTAAAGCCGCCTCGCTAATCATCCTTACACCCATTGCTATTGCTATTGCTCCTTGTACCCTTGTTTGTAACTCTTGCATCCTTTCACTCTCGGCACCGAAAATAGCCATCGCACCACTAGCAACGGCAAAACTACCGGCAATACCCTCGCCCATTTTTAAAAATGCTTCGGCTTTTTGTTGAGGCTCTAAACCCTCCATTTGTTTATTTAGGGTTTTTACCTTACTCTCGGCATTTTGGATTTTCGTAGCCATTTCCTTAAAAGCATCGCTACCTATTTCCACATCTTTTATATCCTCTCGTAATTTAGCTAACTCATTCTCTATATCTCTAATGTTATTAACACTATTACCAGTATCTATATTTAATATTACTTTATCCGCCATTTTTCTTTTAATTAAATTCTAATAAATTACCATCTTGAAAAGATATACTATCGCCGTTTTGATATATTGCACTAAAACCTCCCGTCTCTATTGTAGATAATGGTAGTATAGTAACCTCCACTTTTAATGCAAAATCCGTATACGCATCCGTATTATAACCCGTACAAGTAAATTTTAAACCATCATTATCCGTAACACTTAAATCTACTACTCTATCTCCGGCATCCGTATCGGCTCTTGTAGTGCCCGTATCCTCACTAAATCTACTTTTTGTATATGTACCATCAATAGCCTTAACCACGCCGTAATACGTAGCCCTTTCCGTTGATCCTTTTACTGCCGTTGCCGGTGCTTGAGCACTTGATTTTAATACACTTATAGCCTCACACTTAATATCGGCATAACTATTATTAGGTAATTGTATTAACCCCTCATTAATAGTATCTCCATTAATATATGCCGTTTGTGCTACACCTACATTATTATACGCATATAAATAGTATTGTATAGTATATATATGTTGGAAAGCCGTAGCGTTTTTAAATGTGGGGTTATTAGCCACCACCATACTCGCTTTGAATATATTTGTGTTTTGTTGTAAACCATCAAATGTGCCTAATGTTTTTTGGTTTTTTAACACTCCATTTACACTACCACTTTTAAGTATAGCACCATTTGGTAAAGGTTTAGGGGGTTTAGGTGTATTACTACCTCCTAGCCCTACGCTAAAATAACAACTATTATTACTTGTATCCCAAAAATACCCCAATTCCTCGCAACACTTTTGGGTAATTGTAGCACTCGCCCCACTTGCACTATTTACAAAAGATACTATTCCATTACTATTAAATGCACTTGCCGTAAAACCCTCCGAACACGATGCCCCTAATTTGGTTATAAGTTTTATTAATTTAACCTTACAACTCTTTTTACTTCCCGGCACATAACCCCTTATACTATCTATCCTATAAAAAGCATCTTTAATAAATATGTGTTGATTATATCGTAAATTATTAATATCCAATGCATTAAGAAATAACTCGCACTCCATTATCCTTGCATCGCTACTATACAACTCATTTATAAACCTCGACCAATACGTATTAAATGCATTATTTTCAGTATACTCCGTGCCTATTTGTGTACCTCCATAATCATAACCCCTATCGCTTTGGAAATTTAAATCTTTTGTACTACTTGTAATTGGTGTATTATCATAAGCCGTACACATTGGGAAAGTAGTATACTCCTTTGCATATACCCACCCATCCGATGCTACGTGCCCATTAAAATAATAGCCCTCAACGGTATCTGGTGTACCACTATAAAAAAACATTTTGGGTTTCGTTGTAGTAGGTTTTGGTAAACTTGCCTCATCTAATGTAAAGTGCCTAGCGATTAAAAATTTATCATCCGTAATCGTACTACCATCTACATCAGTTAATGGGCTTACTAAAAATGGGCTAAAAAAACCTCCTATCTCTAACTCACCCTCTACAAACTCATTAGGGTTAGTGTAATTATATGCCCCAAATACTCTACCATTATCCTCTAAAAATGCCTTATTTAATAAATCATCATCCTCCTCATCCGTGCACCTTATTTCTTTTTTTTGTATTTCATTAGTGGTACTTATTTTAAACTCTTTATCTAAATTTAATTTATTCGTCCAATCTACACTACTACCACTATCTAACCAATCATTAAAAGGCTCTATATATAAGTGCCTTGCATCTGCATTATCGGGCTCTATAACTAAATTAAACCTTTGTATAATAGCCTTTACAAAATCTATTTGTAATACATCCGGCATACATAAAGGCACTAATACCTCTTTACCATCAATACTAGGGTATAAAATTTGCTCTAATTGTGCACTCATCCCCGATTGTAGTAGTGTTATACTTGTTATATTAGTAAGCCCAGTAGAGCCGAATATAGGCTCAAAACTCATCGTAAAAACAAAGGGTACCGTACTACCATCCGCCGGTGTATTTACTATAAAACTCATCTCATCACTTATTGCCGTATTATGAGTAAACACGTTACTACGTGAGCCCGATGATACCATCCATCCACCTACACCTCCCTCGTAGCATCTTATAACTACATTAGCCGATATGCTTTCACTTCCCGAACTTTGTATTTGTTTTATACTATAATTAAATCTTACTTTATATTTATGAGGGGTTAATGGGGTTAATGTAAAATTAGATGTATCCCACATACTATCGGCATCAAAAAAATCGCCTCCACTTATTACACTAAATTTTATTAACTCTTGATTATATACACCACTTGTTGTACCACCTATCGGCATATCCGCACCTATACCTACATTAAAACCACCTATCGGCTTTGTGGTTATATCTTGCTCGGTAGCTAATAGCATAAATAATTTAGTAAAATAAGAGCCAGTTAAAAATGTACTTGTATACCTAAATCCCGCCTTTTTAAAAATTAAATCCCAAATCTCTTTAATTTGCATTGAGGGTTTTAATGTGTTAGTTTGTACGGCCCATTGCTCACTACCATTTTTAATACCACTATTCATACCACCACCCGGAGCACTACCATATATTACACATACATTACCATCGTTATCCAAGTTAGTCGCATAATCTATAATAGGATATAATATACTTGGAGTATCTACACCCGCCGTATTATTCAAAACACCCGTAAAAGAATTAACAATCTCATCCGTATTTAAATAGTGGTTATAAGTAGTAATGTACTCCTCCTCATCCGCACTATCTAAAAATGCCTCCCTTAATTTTTTATCTTTTACCTCATTCGCCAAATCTGCAACATCGCCAAATACTACCACCTCATATTGCCTAGATTTATGGTATACCGATTTTATTTGTAAGTACCCATTTAATTGGGGTATATTATTTACTAATACTATTGCCTTGCATTTCTTTGCCGGATTAAAAGTGCTACTACTTATATTAACATCGAATGCATACTCAAAAAATGCATCGTTATTAGGTGTAAAAGGCACTTTAAAAGTTTGACTATAACCACCCCTCCTACTGGTAATATCTAGTACATCGCTTACTTGTAAATTAAGGGCTATTGTATCCTCTCCCATTAACTCTAAATACTGCGCCTTTGTAGCCGTAGCACCAAATGGTGCATTATCATCTTGTTGCGTAAATACTTGTAATTGTAGCATTATCCGTTTATTATATGGGTATTAGTAGGCACATCGTGGCTAAACTCTAACCCTATTTGGTATTGTATTAACTTATCATTAACCGACGATTTTGTCGTAAAATCTCCCGTCTTAACTACTACCGGTATTGTATAAGTATCACCAACTATATAAACCTCGGGGCTTGTAAATAACGTCTCTAAAAAAGATACTTGCTCCTCCGGTAAATAGCCACTATTGAGGGTAACGCTTTTGGTACTATTTGTGGTTAATGTTTTTTTACCTCTATCCCACGAATTATAATCCCAAGATGCACTACCCCAAGTACCTAATATATTACGTATACTCTCTCTTTTTGTGCTTATTTTTTCTACACTCTTTTTAGTAAATGTAAAGTAATCCCACGCCCCTAATCTATTTAACCAAGCTAATCTATAACTATCATACTTACAAGGATTGCTCAAATAGTTATGAGAGCCCGGCACATTTCTATCTATTATGTAAAATGTGTATAAATCACTTACGGCATTACTACTACCGTCTAATGCTTGTATAGTATAATATACCGATGCATCGTTACCCATATGCGTTTTTAATGTACTATCTAATGTTTGCGTTTGTAGGTTTTTTACCCCACTACCAAAATATACTAATCTCTCCGCATTTGTGTTTGTTTCACTATTTGGTATTGCTCCACCATTAGCATTACTATTAGTTAAATTAGCCGTATATAATAACGATTTACTACTATCATATACTTTTACTTGTATTGTTATGCCTATACT